AATGATAGAAAAAATGGAAGAAAAAGAAAGTCATAGTAAATATTATTACGAAAAAGACAGAAATGGTTATGTGTCAACCTCTACAACAGAAGAGATAGATTACAGTAAAGACAAAACACCAAACTATTATATTGGTAATGTTTATGGCTATGAAGCAAGAAAAGTTGTAGAAGATTTTGATTTATCATACAATGTAGGAACTGCTGTTACTTATCTTCTTAGAGCAAAAAGAAAGCACTCTACAAGTGTTGACTGTATACAAAAAGCAATCAACCATTTAGAGTTTGAGTTAGATAAAATTAAAAATGAAAAAACCAATATTTAGAGTATTTGTATCTTATCAAATAAAAAAGAAAAATGCAGCAACTAGAAGAGCAACTACTGGTACTTTAGATACTTTTGCACTAACATCTGATATTGAAGAAATAAAAAACGACCAAATCATCTTAGACAGAATCTGTTACATCAACAAGAAAAAACACGACAAGGTTGATGTTCTAATTACAAATGTAGAAATAGAAGGACAGTATGGCGAAACAATAGATAGATTTGATGATGAATAAAACAAAGTATTATGCCAAAGATTAGAAAAATAAAAATAGAAGATAGAAAAGATTTAAGAGGTGGTGGTTATGCTAGAAGAAAATTTAGCATACAAGAAGCAGATGATATAAGAAAAGAATACAGTACCTCAACACAAAAGATAACTATCTCATCATTAGCGAGAAAGTACAAGGTATCTCAACCTCTAATGTATCAATTAATAAAAGGAACTACTTATACTGATGGAGGGGGCATATAGGGGGGTCATAGGGGGGCAGGGGGTGCTATGAAAAAAGAAGCAGCAGTCCAGTCATCTTTTTGTACTTATATGAAGTATACATATCCTGATATAAGATACTGTGCATCACTAGGCGGTATTAGAACATCTATGAAACAAGCAATACTAGCAAAGAAGACAGGCTATGTAAAAGGCTTTCCAGATATGCAGATACTTAAAGTAAACAGTAAGTATGCAGGTTTATTCTTAGAAATAAAAGCAGACAAGAAAAGTTATCCAACTAAAGAACAGAAAGAGTGGGTAGCATATCTTAATGAAGCAGGTTACTATGCTAAGGTCGTTAAAGGCCTAGACGAATGTATGGATGTACTTGACTGGTACATGAAAATAAAATAATCCAAAATATTTTTTAAAAATTTTTTTCTCATCACGAAACTGCTCGGTGAAACTGCTGGGTGAAACTGCCAGTGAAACTGCTGGGTCTGCTATAATACGCGCCTACACGCCTACACACGCGTTCTTTATATGGCTGATTATCAAATAATTATTTAAAATATTTTAACATTTTTTGTTTTATTGTCAAAAACTTTTATATATTTGCATTGTAAACATTTAAAAATTATAAACTTTAAAAACTAAAAACATGATAACAAAAATATTCAACACAATATATATAAGCGGATTTATATCAATATTTGCTTTTACTATTTACACTATTATAAACAATATATAAACTAAAAAACTATAAAATGTATAAAATAATAAACAAAGAAACAGGTAAAAAAATAGTACTTAACACAATAGAAACAGCAACTTTTTTCCAACGTAATAACGCTGACAAATACAAAGTATTACAATTACAAACAAAATACGACAAAATATTTGATATTGCAATGTATGTACTAGGACTTACAATATTAACAGCCCTTTTATTTATTGGCTGCTATTGTGCAAACACTATAAACGAATTAACATTAATAAAATAAATAATAACTATAAAATTTAAAATTATGACTTACTCAGGAAATCCGACAGAATACACTACAAAAGACCATAAACAAAGGTCAAAACAAAAGGAGCAAATATTGTCTAATCTAACATTAGATTGGCTTGATGATGACGCGGCAGGCTATTTAGACAAAGATATATTAAATAATCTAGCAGACTATGATAGCGGCGAAATTTACGAAGAATTAAGAGATCAGAATTATTTTGACGTTGAGATAATTTACTATTCAAAGGCTATGGAATACCTCAAAGAAAATGATTTTTCTTTGTCTGAGTCTTTAGAAATAGCGGCAGAATTTGGATATAATACAGAGAATTTAAACTCTGAATTATTAGCATCATTACACGCCTCAAGAAAAAAAGAAAATGACTTTTTTGAGCATATCGCACCAGAACTAGACCAAATATAAAATATTAATTAATAAATTTAAAATTATGGAAAATATAGAAAAAAAAGCACGTGCAAGGCTGATTAATTACATAACAGCCCACACAAAAACAGACAAAAATATATTGCTAGATTTAGCTTTTATGACTCTAAGAGAATTAGAGCAAGAGGCAAAGCAAATAAAACAAGAAGTAAAAAAAGCCCGCATAGAATGGGCAAATAATAACTTTTAAAATAATAAAACTATGAAAAAAAAAGATTTAATACAAGATTGGGAGATTGTTCAGCAAGAATACTACGAACAATATAACCGCACAGAAATAGAAGAAAAGTATTATGATTGGTTTGGTAATAATATAGAACATTATCCCTATATGGAAAAATATCAAATGATAGAAGAATTAATACAAGATGAACTATTACACAGAGAAACAGACACAATACAAGAACTACAAGAAACAATAAAACATATTAAAAAAATAACTTTTAAAAAACAATAATTATGTATAATAAAACTATAAACAGAGACAAAGCAAAGCAATTAATTGAAGATACTAAAGGTCAAATATTTTCTGGCTTATTTATTAAAAAGAATGGTCAACACAGGTTGATTAATGCTCGCACAGGTGTAACAAAGCACCTTAAACAAGATGCAAAGAAACAGCCTTACAATCCCATCAAATACGATTTAATACCTGTGTTTGATATGGCTAATAAAGGTTATAGAATGATAAATTTAAACACTTTGCAAAAATTAATAATTAATAAAATAATCTATAAAATAAAATAACTATGGCTGGAAAACAATTACCAATGACAAACTTTCCTAATTTCTTTTATGTAATATTATTACTATTAGCAATGTTATTGCACTAAGAAACAAACAGAGAAAGAAACTTATAAGAGTCTTATTAATTTAAGGCTCTTTTTTTATTGTCTAATGTAAGCAAATAAAAGTTTTATATCTATATACTATAACAGTATTAAAAGGCTTTAAAACTAATTAAAATGATTAGTTAAATATTAGTTAATGTTTTGTAATTAAAATAAAATTTGTTTTGATATGTTGGCTTTTTCTTTTTATTCTTGCGATTTTGTACCAAAAAGAAAGATTTTAAACACAAAAAGACAGTTTCAAACGTTGTTTTAACTCACTTTTGACAAACTTTTTTAAAAAAATGTATTGATTTGATTAAAAAAAAAGATTGTTTTTACGATTCCGTAACACAACCCCTGTGGGGCTTTTAACCACACAAACGTACACACACCAAATTAAAGTTCAATTTTATAAAAACTATGTTTTAGGAATAAACATCTATTTAGGAAGTTTGATATAAACTTTGCGATATGAGCAATGATGTTTACTATAAGATGTGACGATTATAAGGCTACAATAGGTATAAACTCTTATAAGAGGAACGAAGATAGTGTTTTAAAATTAAAGTTTTGCATAATTTATTTACAATTCACAATAATGTTAACAATATGGTGTTCAATTTTATATTATAATTATGAAAAAGGAAAAGAAAGTTTTTGTATTTTGGCAAAATGGAAGAGAGTGGTAAAAAAAGATTAGGAGAAGAGGCTAGGAAAAAGAGACCTCAACTTGGAAAGATAGATGAGAACTACAATAACACACCAAAATCTTTGCAACCAAAAAACAATGAAGTAAGACAAGTAGCTAAGATGACTAGGAAGTCTCTTGCATATGCACTAGAAGGGCAGCCAGTAAAGATTAAGATGGCATTAGATATATTGTTTGATGAAGACCCTCGTGCCTACATAGATGCAATAGCAAAACTAATGAACTATGCTATACCTAAACTGCAATCAACAGAAATTAAAAAAGACACTGACACTAAAATTGAAATAAAATTAAATGAAGGTGCAACTCTTGAAGATATTAAGAATCAAATAAGAGGTCTTGATGATGCAGAAGATATTGACTTTACAGAACTAGATGAAGAATAAAAAACTTTTAAAGTTTGCACTAAACAAGAAACTTTGTGAGATGAGTTTCTATGAGTTCTTTAAAAAGGCATGGCACGTTGTAGAACCATCAGTACCTCTATCTACTAATTGGCATCATAAATATATTTGCGATACACTGCAAAAAGAATGTGAAAGAATCATTGCACAAAAACCAAAAACAAAAGATATAATTATTAATGTACCCTTTCGTAGCACAAAGTCATTAATAGTTACAGTTATGTTTCCAGTATGGGCTTGGATAAAATCACCAAAACTTAGATTTATAACCTCATCATATTCTGCAACACTATCTATTGAACTAGCAACAAAGTCAAGGGATATAATATTTAGCGATTG